CCTAGTGCATTTGTTTTGGTAATCTTTACCATACCTTTGGCTTTTACGCCAGAATCAAATTGTTGTTTCATTTGTTCTCCTTTTATGATGACCAAGTAGATGGTCTTTCGTTTGCATATATTTCAGAAAAATACCCGCCAGCATCATAAGGTTCTAGCGTAATATAACCCTGCGATCCGAATAAACTGGAATCTAAAACAGTATCAGACATATTTAGTGAGTTTTGCAGAGTTGTCTCTTCACTTGTAATTACTGTTTCTTCCTTATACTTACCAGTTAATTTAGAAACTTCTGGGTCTGTCAACAGTTGGGTTGTTTCTAACAATTTACCAGTATTCAACCCAACTTCTTCAACCATCAGAACACGCTGATTTATAACATCAGAGTCAGTTCCAAAAACCTTGTTGAATACTTTAGAGAATTCAGTTTCTGTGTGGGAAACTGAGAAACTATCCTCTATTAATTTTCCAAATACTTTTCTTTGGATGGCGTCGATTGCTGTTTGCGAATCATTTATTTCTTTTATGAAGTGATAATATCTATCCTCTGTGGTTGTAACTGTATCGTATAAAGTAACACCAAGAGATTTGACAAGAGAGTCTAGACCAACAGCCAAGTTAATCTTGTTGTTGATAGAATACTCGCCAAACATAGCCATACCAGAAGGGTGTAGCATAGAACGAATAACTGAAGCGTATGACTCAAGCTGTTCGTCAATTTTTAATACATACGCAAAGGCTTGATAGTAATACGAATCTTGAATGAACATAGAATCATCCAAGAAACCATCATTTGTTCTATAATATCCTGGGTATTTTGCAACAGCGTCTAAAGAGATATTTAGAACTGCAGGGTCTGTACCTAAAGTATCTTGCGCATTAATAAAGAACTGACGTGCAATTGTACCAACGTAAGCACCATCAGAGAAATCAGAACTCCAATAGTCACCCCAGTTTAGATAACCAGTTTCAGTAAAACCCTCAATTTTATCAGTGAAGTTATAATAGTAGTCAGAACCAATAACAGGCTCTGCGACTGCGCCAGCACCATATGGGTCGGATGGGTGATTGGTAATATTCACAAAAGCAAATGTGTAACCAGTGCCGGTATCATCCGCGATAATATCTACAACTTCACCGTTGTTTATAACAGCGTGTGCGGTTGCCCCAGTACCATTACCATCAATTGTAACTATCGGAGGAAACGTATATCCAGAACCACCATCAGTTACTTCATAAAATGGAATCTTACCAGAGTCAACGTTATATGAAAAACCATCAAAAACTACAGCCTTCTTTTTCTTCGTACTAACAGCGGAAGCTGGAAGAACTGTTAAAGAAAAGTCTGTGTTGTATTGTAATCCAAAACGAATCAAGTCGATAGTTTTCAAACCGCCATCTTCATAGATAGTAGCGACTTTGAACCAAAACGGAGTACCTTCACCAGAGAATATCTGGAAAACCTGACCTGGTTTGAATTTCTTTCCTGGTTGAGATATCTTAACTTTAGCAGTACATGGTAGGATTCTGGCTTGAAATTGAGAAGCATATTTGATAGAATCTCCTGGTGTGATATTACCATAGAAATTTCTATCTAAGAAAATCTCATAAATGTCGCTAAAACCATTAACAGCTAAGACATTTTCAACCGTGGCACTAATAGTGCTTGTAGCATCAACGTTTTTTACAACTGCAGTGTTATAAATTCTTTTAGAAGTCTGGATTGTTACAGTCTTGCCAATAAGATCAACTGGATTGCCCTGATAAACTTTAACGAATAAAGAAACGTCTTGCTGCCAACGACCATCAGACACTCTAAGCATCTGACGACCTGGGTAATCAATAAAAACGTCTTTACCATATAAAAGTCTAAACAATAACTTATAAGACGCTTCAGAACCTTTAGCTAGGTATTGATCTTTAATGTGTTTTAACAGAAATCTTTCTGTCTTATAATCGTTACTAACAACTGGATAGTTGTGGGCAAGTTCAGCTTTAAAAAACTTAATGTAATCTTCTAGAGTTTCGTCAATATCTCTAATAGTCATCAGGTTAACACCCTGGTTATCGAGATATTCATAGTATGCTTCTACGAATGAAACGAATGTTGGGTATTCACTTCTGATAAATTCTGGCAACTGTTGCGACGCCAGATTTTTAAGACCTACTCTATAATCTAACTCATTAGCCATATTACTTTAGATTTCTAATAGAAGTGAAGATATAGTTCTTACCTGCTTGGTTAGATCCAGCTGCAGTCATATCGTTTACAACTTTAACGTTTAGATAGTTTCTAGCAACCTGTACAATTTGGTTGTACGCAGTAACAACGTCATATGATTCTGGTTTAAGAACGAATTCAAACGCAGCATCAGCCATAGATGTGATTGTTAAATTTCGTACAATCAAAGTTCCCTTTGCATAGTTTACTTCACCAATGCTTGGGTCAACGATATATTTATTCTGTTGCGCATCGAAGTAGAATAGACGTAAATTACCTTGACCGTCATCGTCAATGTAGTGAACGTTGGCAGTGTTTGGAATATAGAAACCAGTTGAAATAACAGATTCTGCTGGAATAGTTGAGTTGAATATCGGGTTAATCATGTTCAACTTATACTCAGAAGATAGGTTGTATCGTGGTGTAAACTCACGACGAACTAGAATCTTAGTTGTGTTGTTTACAATAGCTTGATCAACCTCGTCAACTAGACGAACAAGTTGAGAATAACGTAAAACACCGTCAAACTTTTTAAGGTTGGTATCGTCGTATGCATAGATAGCATTACGAATTAAAGTTTCTAATTGAGCTGGAGTTTTATCTGAAATCTTTGCGTTATAATACGCAGTAACATCAATCTGAACGTTAAAATATTCTGGGTCAATAAATTCTGGCGTGATAGAAACGATAGATTTTGGAGCAATAATGTTATTACGGATAAAATCTTTTTGAGAGTCTGTTAGCTTGGTAGTGTCTGTTGGCTTAACGCAAATAAAAGTCTTACCGTAAACAGGTGGGTCGTTATCTTCACCACCCCAAACAACAACTGAATCTGCTTGAGGGAAGTTTTTATAAATTAGAGACTTATAATCTTCAGTTGTTACAGCACGGTTTTGAGCAGCAAAAAGTCTAGGTGCGTTGTATTTCACAGATTCAACGTCTTCTGGAGAAGCACCACCAAGAGCTTCAGTAGAAGCAACAACAGTAAGACCAGACCCTAGTAGAGCAGTACCTGCATAAGAGAAAGTGTTAGCACCGTTTGGTCCTTCTAGGGATGAAACGTAATATTCAAATGTCAAATAGTTGCCATCAACTGGTTTATAACCAACAACACCATCGCCGAAGTAAACTTCATAAATACCATCATCTAGCTCTTTAACAAAGTAAGACTTTGTGTTAGAGTCCAACTGAGTGATTGATTCCGCTGGTGTATAAACAACGTATGTATCATCGTCTGGTGTTTCTCTTATTTTTACAACTAGTGTTGTAAGGTCAACGTTTTGATTCGGGATGATATACTTTTGCCCGTTTCGGATGCTGTAACTGTATGTTAAAGGAATACCTTCAATTAACTCAACGTTGTTGAATGAGTATGTACCACCAACAGCAACAGTGGTAACGTCAGAAACATTATAGAATGTGTAAGAAATACCATCAATGGATGTTAAGAATGGCTGGTTGGCTGGTAAAGTAATAACGTCTGGGTTATATGTTGGGGCTGTAATTGTAGCGTTAACATATGCCTTTGCGCACTTGGCTGAGTTTGGTGTATAACCTAACATCTTTGCAAGAGAAACAACTGAAGATCGTTTGCTTGCAGAATCCAAAAACATCTCATTAACTGCAAGGTTTGTGTATAGGTTGTTATAGTGGGTATTGTATGCTAAAACATCTAACAAGATGTTGAACGCAGAACCCTCAAAATCGTAATCTTGAAATTTGTCTTGCGCAGATAAAAACGTCTTAAGGTTATCCTTAATCTCGTCAAAGTCTAACGCATTAACTTTAATTCTTTTAGTTGTTTGTGCCATTTATCGTGTTCTCTCTAAGACATATTCAAGAGTTATTGGACGGTCAGTGTTTACAATCTTAAATGTAATGTTGACATACAAAGAGTTATTCTCTTCCGATGCAATAACATTAACATCTATTAATTCTACCCTTGGCTCAAAGTTTGCTATCAAATCAATGATAGTTCTTCTGGCCATTAATTCAGTTAGTGGTGAAATAGGTTCAAATAATAGTTCTCTCAATGGGCTACCAATTTCGCTATGAAAAGGCTTCTCGTAGTGACGAATCTGTAACAAATTCTTAATTGCTTGTTTTATAGAATTTTCGTCATAACGCAATGTGAGATCACCAAACACAGGGTGTGGTGTAAAATTTAAATCTATATCCGAGAATATTCTTGTATTTCTTGCCATAGGTATATTTAGTTATTCCATAAACGTATTTGGAGATCCTTCTCCAATAATATCCCCGCAACCAAGCGGATCTGCGATTCTAGCTACGGAATACCCCTCTATTTTAGTTTTAGATGTTCCTGCGGTTGGTGTTCTCGCGCCGTCTGGGTGTGTCGTAGTACCACAAGAATGCGCTGAAAATTTACAAGTGGAATCAACAACCCCTGGTTTGGAACCATTTATAAAAGTTTTCTGAACAGGGCTTGACGTCATTGTGGTCGGCGGAAAACAACCATGACCAGTAGAAGTATCTCCAACTCTAGAAACTGCTGGCATGTTAGACCTTCATAATAAAGGCAAGAGAATAATATGGTGGTAGGTTTCGGTTAGTACCTGTATCACCTTGCGATTGAACTGTAACTGAAACGTTAACGTTGTGAGTGTGAACGTGAGTGTCTGAGAAGTTTATCCTTCTGTTCTCGCTGTTTGTTGATGAATTAAAATTGTCTTGGAACGTAACGTTTGCAGCAGCACCACCATTAGAGAATGGTCCACTTTCAGCATACATACCAGAATCGCTGGCATAAAAAGACCCTGAAATACTGTGCGTGTCTTGGTCAATAGTTGTAGATGAAGAAACTGGGTGAGTGTGACTAACTAAAACGGCGTCTTTATATCCACCGCTTTTACTATCAACGCCAGTAATAGTCGTTGTGGCTATTCCCCCAGAATCTGACTTTGCACCGACTACAAACTTATCCCTCAAATCTGGTGTACCATTGGTTCCATCACATATTCTCCAACCACTAGGGACTGTCGCGACAGAACCAGACCACATAACAATACAACCATAAGGGATTGCGGAGAAATTGTTAATCGCATTGTTTAACGCAACTTGACCTTGTTGTAGAGTTGCTATCTGGGTCTCTTGGCTGTTGATGCTCACTTTAACTGCTGTGAAGTTATCATCTAGGTCAGATAATTGAATAGCACCAGTTCTGTTTTTAAATATATTTGGAATATCCATTTTATGCCCAGTTAATCTCTACGTTTGAGGAGTTTCTCCACTTTACCTTTGCAGCATTAATACTATTTATCCAGTCTCTGAATAACGAAGAATCAGTAACAACTGTGGAGTTCACATATTGTATCAATAAGTTTTTATTCAA